AAAATGGGAGGAGGTTTAATGCAATTAGTCGCTTATGGTGCTCAAGATATCTATCTTACTGGAAATCCACAAATTACTTTTTTCAAAGTAGTTTACAGAAGACACACTAATTTTTCTATGGAATCTATTGAACAAACTATTAATGGAAGTCAACAAAGCCCTCAATCAGGAACAACTAGTGGTACTGTTACTATTTCACGAAATGGTGATTTAGTTCACAAAATGTATGTTCGTGTTATAAGTGCTGGTGATTTCAATTCAACAGATGGAAATGATGTTGTAAGTGAAGTTGAACTTGAAATTGGTGGGCAAAAAATAGACAAACACACTGCTGAATACATGACAGTAATGAATGAATTAACCACACCAGAATCTAAAGCACTTGGTCTTAAAGCCCTCACTGGAGCTGTAGGAAGTTGGGGTGCATCAGGACTTAATATTGGAAATAATACAGGAGTTAATGTTTGTATGATTCCATTACAGTTTTGGTTTTGCCGAAACCCAGGTCTTGCTTTACCACTTATTGCTCTTCAATACCACGAAGTAAAACTTAAGTTTACATGGGGTGCAACAACGGAGGTGTCAAATTGTGCTGTGTTTTGCGACTACATTTACCTTGATACCGATGAACGAAGACGTTTTGCTCAACAATCTCATGAATATTTGATTGAACAAGTCCAAATTCAATCTCAAAATTCGAAGGTACAAAGTCAAAAACTCAATTTTAACCACCCAGTTAAAGAACTTGTATGGACAACTGCAGTAGGTGCATTTGCGACGGGGCAAACACTTAAATTATCACTTAATGGACACGATAGATTTTCAGTGCAACGCGCTGAATATTTCCAGCTCAGACAGCCATTAGATCACCACACCGCAGTACCAAGACAAAACTTACCAAGTGCTGCGCAACTATTACAGGCACAGAATACATTAGGAAGTGATTCGCTGACCCAAGATATTGCTCGTCACGCTGATTTAGGTGACGTTGCTGAACTAACTGCTGCTTCAGTTGGTACTGGTACTATGGTTATTGCTACTCTACAAGGCGAAGTGGCAGCAACCGTAGTTACTGATAGTGACTATGCTTTTACGGCGTCCGCCGCCGATTATGCTACAGCTTGTGCCGCTGACACGGCAGCTCATATTTTCATCTCTGCTGAAGCTCTTATGTTCAAAGTAGGTCCTATGCAGCTTACCGGTGTAGCACTAGGATCATCTGGAACTGATACTTCGTTGATTGTTAATGTTTTAGCTGTTGGTCCAGTTGGTGACGGCACGGGTGGCGCGCTCCACGCGGGCGACCGCGCTGTATTCTTTGATAGACCAATATTGGCTCTTGGAGGTGCATCAAACACACAAAATTCATATGCCGCTACTTTCAAAATTACCGCCGCTAAACCAATTGTCATGGATTCGGCTGCACCATCCCAAGCCAGAACTTCAACATTAACATCGAACATTAATGTTTACTCTTTTGCCCTCAAACCAGAAGAACACCAGCCATCCGGAACATGCAATTTCTCCAGAATCGATACAGCCAAATTTGAATTTAGCGCAGCCCTTACAACGAATGTTGAAACCATATTTGCTGTTAACTACAATGTTCTCAGAATCATGAGTGGTATGGGTGGTCTTGCTTACTCCAACTAAGCTTTTTAAGAAAAACTTTACCAAAAATTAAAAAAAATAATATTTTTGATTAAAACTTTTATGAAAAAGTTTTTATTTTATTTATATTTTTAATGTACTTTATGAAAAGTATTAATCTTTGCTTTACTTTTTCTAAAAGCTTTTTTTAACTAATTAAATTAATTAAATTAATTAGCGTTTTTTTTTTAAATTATTTTCTTTGCTTATAATATAAAATGGGAGGAGGTTTAATGCAATTAGTCGCTTATGGCGCTCAAGACATCTATCTTACAGGTAATCCACAAATTACTTTTTTCAAAGTAGTTTACAGACGACACACTAATTTCTCTATGGAAGCTATTGAACAAACATTAAATGGTACAGCAGGTTACGGTAAAAAAACAAGCACTACTATTTCAAGAAATGGTGATTTAATTTCTAGAATGTATGTTGAACATTCAATAACTTCAACAGATGTTAGCACTAATACTGATTTTGCAAATAATTATGGTCATGCGCTTTTAAAAGAAATTGATCTTGAAATTGGTGGACAAAGAATTGATAGACATTATGGAAGATGGATGCAAATTTGGGCTGATTTAACAGAATTTAATCCTACTGGTGCAGCACCAAATCATACTGGTGGTACTGGAAAACCAGGGCAAGCAGCCAATTGCACTTTATTTCAAAAAATGACTGGGACTGGCACTGGCGCTAATGGTATTACTATGAATAAAGTTGCCACTACATATTTAATTCCATTACAATTCTGGTTTTGTAGAAACCCAGGACTTGCTCTTCCACTTATTGCACTTCAATATCATGAAGTCAAAGTTTCTATTCAATTTGAAAATCAAGCAAACTTAATTAGAGATGTGGCTGCTGATGAAGATTTAGTTGGATTATCACCTACATTTAAATTATATGCTGATTACATTTATTTAGATACTGATGAAAGACGAAGATTTGCTCAACAATCGCATGAATATTTAATTGAACAACTTCAATATAATAATTCTTCATATGTAACAGGAACAACTGGAACATCATCTATTGATTTAAATTTTAATCATCCAGTAAAAGAATTGGTATGGCAATTAAGTACAACTAGCAGAGAAACAACTTTAGCAGCTGCTGTTCCAGGAGATGAATCTACACATGCCGCAGGTTTAGAAATGGCATCCGGTGAGATGGGATTAAAACTTAATGGTCATGAAAGATTTTCTCCAAGAGATATTAAATATTTTACAAGAGCACAAATATGGCAACATCATACGGGATTTGGTGGAACTGTATCACAAGATAGTATCGGTGTATATTCATTTGCTCTTAAACCAGAAGAACATCAACCATCAGGAACATGTAATTTTTCAAGAATTGATAATGCTAAACTTGAAATTACAACTGCTTTAACAAGAACAAGCCGCACAGCTTATGCTGGTGGTGAAGCAGAATCTACTAATTTACACATTTACGCTATAAACTACAATGTTCTTCGTATCATGAGTGGTATGGGTGGTCTTGCTTACTCTAACTAAATACTTTTTTAAAAATTTATTTTTATTTTTTAATTAAACTTTTTTAAGAGTTTCTTTTTATAAAAAAATTTAATTAAAAAATAATTTACGTTTTTTTCTGAAATTTTTTTCTTTGCTAATAGTATAAAATGGGAGGAGGTTTAATGCAATTAGTCGCTTATGGAGCTCAAGATATCTATCTTACAGGAAATCCACAAATTACTTTTTTCAAAGTAGTTTACAGAAGACACACTAATTTCTCTATGGAAGCTATTGAACAAACATTAAATGGTAATGTTGCTGCTAGTTCATCAGTAACATCTACTATTTCAAGAAATGGTGATCTTATTGGACGTGTTTTCATTCAACATGACCCAGGTGCTGATGTTAATGAAAATAATTATGGACATGCTTTAATAGATTATGTTGAACTTGAAATTGGTGGTCAACGTATAGATAAACATTATGGTCATTGGATGGAAGTTTGGGCAGAATTAACTGAACCAAATCCAACAGGTCTTACAAAGAATCAAGCCGCCGATATGGGGGGTGCTGGTAATTTTACAAAATTCCAAAAAATGGCATGTGCCGGTGGAGTCCAAGATAATGATTCTAATCCTGGTATGCTTTTTATTCCATTACAATTTTGGTTTTGCAGAAATCCAGGTCTTGCTCTTCCACTTATAGCACTTCAGTACCACGAAGTCAAAGTAAAACTAGCATTTAGTGCTGCTTTAGAAGTGACTGGTTCTACTAAATTATATGTTGATTATATATATTTAGATACAGATGAAAGACGTAGATTCGCCCAACAATCACATGAATATCTTATTGAACAAGTACAACAAATGGTTTCTCCAGAATCAAAAACACATGAACTTAATTTTAATCATCCAGTTAAAGAACTTATATGGACTGGACCTAAAACTTGGACATCCGAAACCGGTGCTGGTGAAGTATCATCCACAGTATTAAATGTTTCTGAAAAATATACATTAAAACTTAATGGACATGATAGATTTTCTGCAAGAGACCGTTTATACTTTACTAGAGCTCAAGTATGGCAACATCATTCAGGTTTTGGTGGAGTTGGTTCAGCAAATGCCTTAGATGGAATTGCTGTATACTCTTTTGCTCTTAAACCAGAAGAACACCAACCATCAGGAACATGCAATTTCTCACGAATTGATAATGCTAGACTTACATTAGCAAATGATGCACAAGAATTAAATATATACGCCGTCAACTACAATGTTCTCAGAATCATGAGTGGTATGGGTGGTCTTGCATACTCCAACTAAGCTTTTTAAGAAAAAGCTTTACCAAAAAAATAAAAAAAAATTAAAAAAATAATATTTTTGATATAAACTTTTATGAAAAAGTTTTTATTTTTATTTATTAAAACTTTTTAAGAAAAAGTCATAGTATTTTTATCTAAACTTTTAGCAACAATTAATATAAGCTAAACACATTAAACCAATACCAATTAAGAATGAATAATTATAAATGAAATCCCACACTTTTTTATGATCTTTAGAAACATCTTTTAAAGAACCTGGAACTTCTCCTTTATGTAAATATAAACAATTCTTATATTTCATTTCAATTGGTTTTAGAGGAATATAATATAAGATATAGTTTAAGAGATAAGGTTTAATATATAGTAAATACCCAACACAAACAATAATATTATCAATTGTGCTCCATTTATGCTTTTCACTAGTCTCTGATGTCATTTTTATTAAATTACTTAAAATATTTTTATTATTCAATTTTATTTTTTATTGTTAAAAAGTTTAAAGAATATTAAGATATTAAGATTAATGGATAAATTTAATATTAATTATACTAAATTTGAAGATCAAGAACCTGAACCAGATGACTCACTATACATGTCTATAGAAGAAGATAATGATACTTTAAAGTATGCGACTAATAATAATAGTATAAATGATGCTAATAAATTTAATACAAGTATTAATAGACAAATTAATGAAAGTAGAACATTTAGATCAATAGATTTACAAGAACCAAATAATACACATCATGATATTTGGTCTCCTAATTTTGATAATTCATGGAATTTTCCTAAAACTAAAAAAAAATCATATTATGATACTGAAAAAATGTCTGATAGTATAGATGAAACTAAAGATTCACTTAAGAAAATTTTAATAAATCTAAATGAAAGAAAATCAAAATTAAATAATATAGAATCTATTTCAGAAATGTTAGATACTAACGCTGCTAAATTTCAATCTAAAAGTAGAAAATTAAAATATGAAATATGTGCTAAATATACTTTTCATACTGTATGTATAGTATTATTAATAATCTTTATAATAACACTTATAGTGATTATAGTAAAATCATAGTATTAATAAAAAATTGATTATTTTATTTATATCAAAAATAATATAATTATGAAATGTGTAGAAAAGAAAAGTTTGCTTCTTTAGCTTATCAACAAGCATTACAATCGCAAATGAATTTTAAACATGGAGCCATCATAACTAAAGGATCAAAACTTATTGTAAGTGGTATGAATCAAAATGATAGAACTAGCACATTAGGACAAATTCATAGCAGTGTTCATGCTGAGATAGATGTAGCAAGTCAATTAATAAATAGATTTATAAGAAAGAAGACAACTAATAGAAATAAATATAAAAACTATCTAAAAAAATATATAATTTGGGTAGTGCGAGCACCTTCATACAAAACAGACAAGCTGACTAATGAATATAGAAATTCTATGCCTTGTAATATGTGTATTAATAAATTGACTATTTTGGGGTTTACAAAAATTGGTTATTCTGATAATAATGGTAATATGATAGTAACATATCTCAATAAAATAAAAAAAGGAAAATTATCATCT